ACCCTATATCTCGCCAACGCGAAAAATACTATGGCAAGGAGGGGTACGAGTTCATTGCATTGCCTGTGAAAGACTCCGAAGGGCATAGCAATTTCAACTACGATCATCCCGACAGATACACGGATGAACGAATCCAAGACCTTGAGGACAGACTAGATCCCGTTGTTTTCTCTTGTGTTTACATGCAACAAGGCATCGAGAAAGAGGGATTGGCGTTCTCTGCCGATAGACTCAAGTTCTATAACGGCGTTCTCCCTGATGGAGAGCCTGACAACATCCTGTTCTTTGGAGATGTAGCGTGGGGTGGCGGAGACTCATTCTCCATGCCGATTGCATATGTATATGGTGAAGATGTGTATATCCACGACGTTATGTTCGATAAAGGGGATAAATCCATCACAAAACCAAGAGTAATTGGTAAAATCTTCAAAAATGGCGTGAAAATGGGAAGATTTGAGGCAAATAATGGTGGAATGGAGTTTGCAGAGGATGTAAGTAAGAAATTATTCGTGGAATACAACTATTCATGTGCCATAACCTCGTGCAGAGGTTCAGCATCACACGTTCCGAAGCTGACAAGAATTGAACAGCATCAGGATACCATTAGAAGATTTATTTTTAGAGCAGAGGGATACCGAGATAAAGAGTATGATCGTTTCATGCAAGAGTTGCAGACTTTCAGCTTTACATCAAAAAACAAGCACGATGATGCGCCGGATAGCCTTGCCGGACTCTGTGAATACAAATTTAAGGGAAATTCAGCTGCTGAAATCATAAAAAGGCGCTTTTAATAGAAGAAAATGGGTCAATAATGTTGCGATGATTCGATGCTTGTGGTACATATTCTCGTAAGATACAACATCTTGTGTTGCGTATCTATAATTTATGAAAGAGAGTGAGGTTAGATGGAACTTAACGGTAGAAAGAAAATATATACTGTCTACGATGAGATTGATTCTCTCAAAGAGAACGAGATTCTCAACGAGGTGAATAGTGCGCTCATCGTGCATCTGACCAATAAATCTTCCATGGATTATCTTTACAAGTACAGGAGAGGCGTTCAGCCTATACTAGAACGTAAAAAGGACATTCGTCCCGAGATATGCAACAGGATCGTTGAGAACCATGCAGAGGAAATCGTAACATTCAAGAATGGATATTTCCTTACGCAGCCAGCATTCTATGTAGCACGAAATGAAAAGGCTACAGAGGCTGTTACGGAACTCAACGAATACTTATTCCGAAGTGGAAAACAACAGGCTGATAACAAACTTGTGGATTGGTTCCACACTGTAGGAAAAGCTGTCCTATATGTAAACTCAAACAATGATGATGATGTTCCTTATGTAGCATATGCATTAGACCCAAGATATGCCGGAGTTGTATATTCCGTTAATCCAGGTAATGCACCTGTCTACGCATACCATGTAGTAACCCTTCCTGATAATACAGTACGCATCGACATCATCACAAAGAAGAGAGTTTACAGACTATCAGGGGGATATGCTAGTCCTGACAAGACGAACCCACAGCAGATTATTCTCGCAGATAAGATTGTTGGGTATGAGGATAATACATTAGGCGACATCAATGTCATCGAGTATTATTACAACTCCACGATGATGAGTTCGTTTGAAGCCGTAGTTCCACTTATGGACGAGTTGAATGCAATCATTTCCAACAGATGTGATGGCATCGAGCAATTCATACAGAGTCTGTGCGTTGCGGTAAACTGCAATTTTGAAGATGGAGTTACTGCAAACGAGATAAGAGAAGCTGGAATGCTCGTTCTCAAGAACTTTGGAGAGCAGAGAGCAGAGTTCAAAGTCCTGTCGGAACAGCTTGACCAAACACAGACACAGGTGGCTATAGATCATGCGTATAACATGATTTTAAGCATATGCGGAGTTCCTTCTACAATGCGAGGGAATGGTGGCACTAGCGACAATGCCGGAGCCGTATTCCTTCGCAACGGATGGGAAACAGCAGATACATATGCGAGAAATACAGATGACCTTTTCAAAGAGTCAAATAGGTATTTCGACAAGATTGTAATCAATATCCTTAATACCAAGAAAAATATTGGGTTAAAGATAAGTGATTTCGATATTACATTCCGTAGGGATGAAACAACAAATATTCTCGCAAAGAGTCAGGCATATTCAACTCTTGTAAACGGTGGTTTCCATCCAATCATAGCAATGAAGAAGTCAGGCATCAGTAACGATCCACAGGGAGACTACGAGCAGAGCAAGGATTGGATAGAGTTCAAGCTAGGAGATCCTGAAGTGGCAAAACAGGAGAGAGAGATGAGACTCGAGGGTGAGAAACAGGCGTTGGAGAACCCACAGCAATCTCCTGTAGGAACAGGTTCCACCAAGGAGGATGAAGAGTGATAGATGTGTACAAGATGCCCGATGTAATAGGAGCCATCAACAATGCACTCAATCACAACAATAAGGCTGAACTAATAGTCAAGAAAGACAAGTTCACCGACCAAGAATCAGTACAAGTGATCGTAGTACAGAGACGGTTAGCTGCATCGGAACGAATTAAGTAAATATAATGGGAACAGAACACGATTTGGGTGTCCTCTTTTGAGGATGCCCTTATTTTTTTAAGAACTACGAGAAAAAGTACAAAAAGAAAATAGATGAAATCGAAGAATACATGGAATACCTCGCAACCATGTTTGATGAGATTCAAACTCCCGAGAACAATACGATTGACGAGGTTGCCACGCCGTTTGCAAATAAAATCGATGAGGTCTCAACTCCGTTTGAAAATCGACTTGACGAGGTTAAGACACCTGATAATTACGATTCCAATTTAAAGATTACATCTAAACGAAATGAGAGAATTACTACAAAGGATGTTAAAGAGGTTCCTACAGCCGAAGCAATACGCAGAGTTAAAGCCGAGGTTGAGGATTGGTTAGAGGATTACCTCATATACGCCTACACAATTGGAACATCAGCAGCATCCGAAATGATGAATAAAGAGGCAACTCCTGACATCAACAAGATGGCAACGACCATAAATAATGACAAGGTCGAGGGCATGTGTTCATGGAGGGATGCCTTGTCGAATCATTTAGATGGTTTACATATTGGTCTTGCAAAGAATCTAGCCGAGTCCGAGTTCCATCGTGTTTATAACACTGCGATTTTGGACTCTGCGGAGGTTCTTGGAGCCAAGACAAAAACATGGAAAACGATGATGGATGATCGAGTAAGAGAGACTCACATCTACTTGGAGGACATCACGGTTCCAATAAACGAAGAGTTTTTTACATATGACGGTGACCACGCCATGTATCCAGGTGGATTTATGACCGCTGAAAACAATGCAAACTGTCGCTGTTATGTAAGTCTTAAATAGACCTAGAGAAAGGTCGTTAATATCACGCAACAGGGGAGAAAACCCAATAAACATAAATGAGAGAGAACTCATCAAACGCAAGGAGAAACAGTATGAAAATTGATGTAACAAAGATTGAAGGATTCGATGCAATGACAGCCGAAGAGAAACTCAAGGCTATTACAGAATTCGAGTTCGATGACAACTCTTCACAGATTGAAAAGCTAGAGGCTGAACTCAATAAGGTGAAGGGCAACTCAAGCAAACAGGCATCCGAAATAAGTAGCTACAAGAAACAGCTACAGGAGAAGATGTCCGAGGCTGAAAGAGAAGCAATAGCCAAAGCCGAGAAGATGGCATCCTTGGAGGAAGAACTCAAAACACTCAAGAGGGATAAGTCGGTTGCAGAGTACAAAGCAACATTCGTAGGTCTTGGTTATGACGATAAATTAGCTTCATCATCTGCCGAAGCATGGGCAGACGGAGATGCGAAAAAAGCATTTGCTGACCTTAAAGCATTTATGGATGCATATGGTCAAAAGGTAAAGTCAAGCATTCTTGATAGCAATCCATCATTAGGCAAGGGTGGAGACCCAAACCGCAATGATGTAACACAGGAACAGTTTGACAAGATGGGATATGTAGAACGAGTAGAGTTTCAGAAGTCCAACCCTGATTTGTACGAACAGTACACAAAG